CCGTCCCCCAAAAAAAAGTTGAAAGGCTGTCCCATAATGGCTAAACCGATCATCGGTGCCAACAACAAAACCACGAAGATCGAAATCACTCTTCCTGTCGACGCTGCCGGTGTGTACGCGTTCGACGAGGACGGAAAACCCGTCAAGGGCATGACCCCTGTGACATTCACCGTTCCGCGACTCGACACCATCCCGCCGGATCAGTTCTCACAGATCAACGCCGACGTGATGGCGGTCGGGGACATGAAGCACGACGACGGAACACCGTTACTCCCCCGAGAACGCGCCATCGCAATGGTTTTGGCGACCGTCAAACCTTTGGTAGAGCCGGAAGTGTTCACGGTGCTGGAAGGGTTGACCCTGTTTGAGTTGGAGCAGATCGAGAAGAGAATCCTCGAAGGCTCCGCGATGACACTGGGGGAATAGGCAGCCTCGCCCAGCTCTTAGACGAGCATGGCGGGGCCATCAACTATGACCTTATGACCCGGACAGCGTTCCGGCTCAGTGACTTAGGCGAAGTGTTTACGTGGGTTGATCTACGGGACTTCATCAACCATCTACCTGCGACGCAGGAGTGCGCGTTGTATCGGGCGCGGTTCCCCAAGTCGTGGTGGTGGACTCCGGACATGGATTTTCTGTCCGCGATTTTGAACACGGTTCAGTGGGCGAACTGGCAGCGGGGCGGTAACAAGTCGGCGCCAAAGCCGAAGCCGATCAAACGACCCAAAGAGGCCCCGAAGAACGGGCCGAAAACATCTGACGAGCTGTTAGCGCGGCGCAGCAGAATTAAACGAAAGGCGGTTTAGCTCATGGCTATTGAGTTGGCGACCGCCTACGTCTCTCTTGTCCCTGAGACGACGAAGCTCGAAGCGGGGATTAAGGCGGCGTTCACCGGGGTTTCCAAGCAGGCCGACATTACCGGTAAGGATGTCGGTAACCGGTTGGCGAAGACCGCTTCTAAGGCGATGCGGGACGGGTGGACCCCGGACAAAGATTTGATGGCCGGTATCCCCAACACGAAACTGGACAGGGTTGGTGCCCGTATCGGGCAGCTCATCGGCAAGGGTGTTGTGGGCAACATGAAAGCCCAGGAGGCCGGGACGAAGTTCGCCCAAGGTTTCAACGATGGGGCAACGAGTTTCGGTGTTGGGAAGCTGCTGAGCAACTGGAAGTCGCAGCTGGGTAACGGTAACGCGCTGCGGAACGTTGGTGCGGCTGCGGGTAAGTCCATGATGATTGGGTTGACGGGCGCCGCGACCGTTGGTGTTGGGTCGGTCATCGGTGGGCTCGGTATCGCCCTCAACAAGGGGTTTGACCGGCTGCTGTCGATTGATAAGGCCAAGTTCAAGCTAAAAGGGTTGGGTAAGTCCACCTCTGAGATTGAGGCCATCGTTAAGACGGTGACCGACTCGGTTACGGGGACACCGTTCGCGTTGGATCAGGCTTTCGGCACCGCCGTTAACGCCATCGGCTCAGGTGTCGAAGACATCCAACGGTATATGGGCGCAATTGCTGATGCCGCTGGATTCGCTGGCGTCGACATCGAGCGCATGGGATTGATATTCAACCAAGTCATCAACAAAGGCGCCCTAAAGGGTGAAGAGATGATGCAGTTGATGGAGGCCGGGTTGCCGGCTAGGTCGTGGATTCAGCAGTCGTACAACCTGACCGCGCAGCAGTTCGACAAGATGCAGTCCGATGGTGAGATCACCATGGACATGCTGCAAAAGTCCATTGAGGATCACGCCCCCGGTATGGCGAAGGCGTTGGGGAACAGCCTGCAAGGGTCGATCGACAACATGAAGTCGGCGGTTGCCCGTGTTGGTGCGAACTTCCTCACCGCTGTGTTTGGTGGGGATTCCACCGATGCGACCGACAACATGGCCGACTCAATCCAAACGATCACCGACAGGCTCAACGATGTTGATTCGTGGGTTAAGAGCAACGGCCCGCAGATTCAGAACACCTTCAAAACCATTGGGCAGTCGATAGAGAACGCTTTCAAGGCTGGTAGGGATGCCATCAAGTCGTTCATGGACGACATCAAGCTCCTTGCCACCGGTTTGGGGAACATCTTCGGGGCGATGGCGTCAGCGAATGAGTTCCTAGACAAGATTCCCGGCATGGGCGACCTCAGCAATGAGGCGAACATCCTGCGGGGTTGGCAACAAAACCTGCTGGGCTTTGGGAACCCGAATCCGGCTGCGGCCGGCCCCCCGCCGAACGCTTCCCGTGAACGGCGGGGATTGGCCCCGGTGGTGGGCAGCAATGAGGGGTTGAAGCAGAACGCAATCAGCCTGAAAGACGCGATAGCGTCGATGTTCCCCGAGATCACCGACATCGGCGGGTACCGGCCTAACGACCCGTACCCAGATCACCCGTCCGGGCGTGCCCTAGATGTGATGATCCCCCCCTCCCTGGTAGGGACACCTGAGGGTAAAGCGTTGGGCGACCGCATCACCCAATACGCCCTGTCTAGTGGCATGGTCGAGTATGCGATGTGGCAGCAACAGAACTGGAAGCCCGGACAGATGCCTTCCGGCATGGAAAACCGTGGCGATGCCACCCAAAACCACATGGACCACGTCCATATCTATACGAAGATGCAACCCCCGTCCGGTGCGATTGGTGGTGGTGTCACCCCCGGCGACGCGGTGATGGGTGGTAGCCAGTCGGGCTCGGATCTGCTGAAACGCCTTTCCGGGTTGTATGACAACGGCGGGGTTTTGAAGCCCGGTTATACGTTGGTGCGCAACGAAACCGGTAAAGACGAGCTGGTGCTAAACCCGGATCAGCAGCAGAAGCTAGCTGATCAGGGTATTGACCCCGGATCGTTGTTGCATAGCGGTTCCGGTGCAGCACCCGGACCGGCGGGGCAGCCGTCGACCCCCGACTATGGGGGTGATTTCCTGCGCTCTATGGGATTCGTCCCCCAATCGGCCGGTAACACCGGGGTAGCCGGCACCAGCACGCTGGCGAAAACCATCGGCATGGGTAACGACATCGTCGGCGGGATCATCGACACCGGAACGAATCTCGCTCAGACCGCGGTGTCAGCGGCCATCGCCGGCGGCACAATGGGCGCCGGTGCCGCCGCTGGACCTGCCGCCGGTGCCGCCGCCTCGTATGGGATCGAGCTGGCCGGGAAAACACTGAAACGTATTTCGTCGTACGGCTTCCAGATGGCCGGTATCGGTGCGGATGCGCTGATGGAACAGATGATGCCGTTCGGCGCCCCCCGCTGGCTTGGTTACGACTATACCGCGTTCGCCCCGCAGTTAGGTGTGCAGCAGGCGTTGACCGGAACCCTTGAGAAGATGGGTGCCGACGCTATCAATCAAAGGTTTGGGCAGCCGACTTCGGAGGCTGCGGCCCCGGTGCAGCCGAATCAGTTGCCGGGGATGGCGCAAACCACCACCACACCACCGGAGGGGCAGCCGCATGGCGGTCAGGGTGGTCAGCCCCCCGGCCCCGGTGACGTCCTGAACAACCTGTTCAAGTTCGATCAGGGCGGCATGCTCCAACCGGGTCAGGTGGGTGTCAATATGACGCGGCGGCCGGAACCTGTTCTCACACCGCAACAGTGGGACGCTATCGCCGCGTCGTCGTCGACCCCTGCGCGGGTTCAGCCGTTGGTGGGGAACCTGTACACGCAGGACATGCAGGACGCGATAAGGCAACTGGACAAGGTTAAGCGCCGGGACATGATGCAGTACGCAGGCCGCCCATGATCCGCGACACCACCAAAATTGAGGTGTTCGGGCAGAACGGCGAGTACCTGTGTGTGTACGGTCCTGGTGCCGGTGACCGCGGTGTGACTCTAGGTGAGGGTCAGGTGGCGGGGATCTACGACTCCCCTGAGAAGCAAACCTGGAAGTCCGGTGCTAGGACGATTGGGTCGAAGCCGCGGAACCGGAAAATCCTTGCTAGGGATATGGATTTGGGGTTTCAGTGTAAAGAGACCAGGACTCACACCGCGGAGGAGAACGAGTCGTATTTGGTGCAGGCCATCGGTTACGAGCTGGACCCGTGGGATTTGGAGGCGAAGTACGCACGGTTGCGGATCACCACCGATATGTCTGGGTGGCGCGACCTTGACATTGTGCAGTATGAGGAACCGGATTTCTCCCCAAAGCAGTCTCCGATCAAGGATCAGTTTTTTAACCCGATTTTGAAGCTGCGTTCGGGTAACCCGGACTGGTACTCCGACCCTGTTGTGTCTGAGATGATTTGGTCTGAGGACGGGTGGAAAGAAATCACGGTGGAGAATCCGACACCGCGGCCGATGCTTCACACGTGGGTTGCCACCTTGGGTTTGTGGACTGTCCCTGATTTTTCGTGGGTGGGGCCGAAGGGTAACCGCCGGCCGGGTGGCCGGCACTCCCAACGGTTCATCGCGTGCCCGGAGGTCACCCCGTCGGATGGTGGTATGCGCATCGAGTTGGATAAGTCGAAGCTGATGGCGTCCACCGCACACGATACGAACATGCTGGCTAGGTTCGGCGCCCAGTTCTTCAAATATGAGATTCCTCCGTACACGCAACGGCAAACCCTGCCGGTGTATTGCGAACCCCCGGATGGTGGGGCGAAAATCCAGCTGATCCAACCGAGGCGTTGGCCGCGACCGTGGGGGTTAGAGCTCCGTGCTTGACCTCACCCTGTCGTTGGATGAGCAGTGCGAGGAGATACTTCGCCTCACCAACGAACATGAGCGGGCCCGCGAACGGGTACGCCGCGAACCTGTCGACGGGCTTCTGTTTGATGCGGAATGGCATCTACAGCATGTCATTTCAGGCATTGAGGATTTGGCGTCGTTTGCGTGGGTGTCGAACGACACCGGCCCCGGTTCCATTGAGATCCCGTTCGACCATCCCGCAGCCCTGTGGGTGCATGACTCCGCAGGCCGGATTGAGCGCGGTGAGGGCCGCGGGGTTCACATCGTTGTGCAGTATTGCGGTGCCCGGTGGGCAGGCCGTTTGGACAAGGCGGTGGTGGAGTCCCGTGAGGACGGCGACGAAGTCTTGGTGATGGACTTCGCCCACGATTACGAAAACCTCAAGTTCTACTCCGTGTGGTCTAACCCCTTTCTTGGGCCGGCTGTGCAGATACCGCGTGCGTGGCTGCTGGCAGGCCCGGTGACGTGGATTCTGCTCACTACGTTGCATTGCCAGTTGATTCGGGAACACAACCCGCTCATCACGATCCCCGATGACCCGCTGGATATCACGCAGTGGGACGACACCTTTGATCAATCGAATTGGCCGGTTGTCGTTAAACCAATCAGCTTTTTGGAGGCCGCGGACTCCGGTGTGGTGTGGGGTGTCGTCTCCTCAAGGTGGTCGAACTTCCACGACATCTCCAAGGTCCTGTTAGAGGATTCTGAGCTGTCGGTGGTGTGCGAACGGTACCTACCGGAGTTGGGTGACCCGGAGCCGTGGGAGGGCGCCAACCTTCGGTCCGGAACCCTGGTGGTGTCGATTGAGGACAAATCGGGTGTGCATCTCGGAACGTCGCAGGGCGGAACAATTTTCGACGGGTTAGCCCGGACGGTTGCGGAGTTCTCCGAGGACTTCATCGACTCAAGTCTTGACTTGTTGACGGACACCGAAGCCCCCGAGGAGTATTTCAACCCCGGCCTGTACCTGACGAAAAAAGAGTGGCCCTACGTTGTGTATCGGACGGGTGAGGGTTCGGGGATTGAGATGTCCCGGTTCATCAACTCACCATCAAA